TATCTGATTCTGAAGGATTTTTTAAAGCTTCTATGTTGGAGGAATGTACTGTTAATTCTGATTTTACCTTAAAGATGCGCGGAGTAAAAGATAAAAATTATATTATAGGTGTTGACCCTAATCAGGGAGGTAGAGCTAGTTGTGGTGTGATAATTATTGAAATGGGAATGCCTAATAAAATAGTAAATGTAATAGAGTTAAAGACCCAAACTACACAAGCTCTTACTACTGCTATTCAGAACTTTTGTGATCATTACAATGTCATAAGAATATTTATGGATAGAGGTGGTGGAGGTAAAGCTGTTTGTGATTTATTAGAAGAGGGTTATGGGGATGTCCAACCTATAATAGATAGAACTAATCCAGATCATACACATTTAGAAGGAAGACATATACTTGAGATGGTTAATTTTAATCCTTCTTGGATTTCTGATGCTAACTTTACAACTAAAGCTATGTTGGAAGATAAGAGTGTGTTATTTCCAGCCCCGCCAGTTGATTCTACTAGTGATGCTATAGCCAATGCTTACAAGTCAGTAGAGGTTTTAAAATCACAATTACTTAACATTGTTGTAACTCAAACACCTACTGGTATACTTCATTTTGACACCCCAACAAAAGGTATGAATAAGGATTTATATTCTGCACTTATTTTAGCAGCACACGGTACACGAATGGTTGAACGTGAATTAGAAGAAGAAGGTGATCCTATTCTTTATAATGAAAGTGGTTTGGTTAGAGGAAGAAACACACCAAATCAATCTTTTGATTATTTAGGTGCTACTGGAAATTTAGGGTTTGGGGGAAATAAAATAGCTTCTCGTGTAGGTTTGAGTGCAGCTGTTTTAAAGAAAAAACCTAAATGATAAGAGGCAGGTACACTGATGTACTTTGATGAAGGTAAAATAATATCAGAGCACGGTAATGTTAAAGTTTATGAATATGACAATGACTTACTTTTAGAAATAGGTCCTAGTCATAATATATGGGCTCTAGGTAGTGAAATAAAAGATTATATGGATCAATTAAAGGACTTGCCCAAAGGTAGTGTTTTGGAAATAGGTTTGGGACTAGGTGTTGTGTCCAGATATATTTTGTCATTACCGTATGTAACAGATTTAACTACTATAGAAATAAACAGTAACGTAATAAAAGCTTACAAAGATTTATTAGATATTGATACAGATTTCATAAAGAGGTTTGGTTATAAAGATCATAATATTATAAATAAAAATGGTTTAGATTATATTGATACTTCTGATAAAAAATTTGATTTTATATTTTTAGATTTTTATGATGTAATAGATGAAGATACTCTCCCTGTTATAAAAAGAGTAGCTAAAAAGAGTAAGAAATTATTAAAAACTAATGGTAGGGTAATGGGGTGGTTCGATCCTTATACCCCGTTAGAATTTATAGATGATTTTTATGAGGTTTTTAGTTAGATTAAACTAACCTCAATATTAAATAGAGTTATTAAATTAACTTAAAGGAGGTTCTTATATGTCAGATAGAGGTGATTTTATAGGCGATCCTTGGTGGAAAAATAAAGAGCAGCCAGAGGATTATACAAAAAGAAGAACTGGTGCTATTACTTACACTATGGATGATTTAATTGGAAGAAGAGACCTAACTAAATACAAACCAGTTACAACCGATGCCACTACGGTTTCTGGTACAGGAGATGTTCTAGTTTAATAGGTAATTTTATGAAAAAAGATACATTAGATACAAATAAGTTAACAGCTGATTTACAAGCCAGATTTCCTAATGCAGGTATAGAATCGGTTTCTGTAAATTCAGAAACTGGGCAATCTACATTTATGTTGAGACCTACTAAACAAAATTTAGCTATTTTGGATAAACCAGGTATGGCCATTAAACCACATGTGTATGGTATGGAATCAGCTGCTACAATAAATAGAGATTTTATTTCAAGGCAAAATTTAGATTTAGGTCTATCTAAATCTCCCTATGAAGATGATCCGAAAAATCTTTTTAAGAGTGCAGAGAGGTATTATTACGAAGATCCCCTTATAGGGTCAGTTATAAATACTTTAGCTACTTTAGCTATGAAAGGTTTTGAGAATGATATTGATGATACAAATATAAAACAGTTTTATGATACTTGGGCATTTGATGTTAATTTTGAAGAGGTTTTAGAGTGGATATTTTTAGATTTTTTTAAGATAGGGCATGTGGTTACTTATAAGGTTTTGGCTAAATATGAACCTAGAGTCTCTTATTTATCACCCATACCTGGCAAAAAAACTAATACTACTACTGATAAAGCTGAAATAGATCGTTTATATAAGCTTCATAATGGTTATGAGGAAGAAAAAGACGAAACTATTAGGATGATAATTAGGGATGCTAAAACAGCAGGCGCTGATCAAACTACTTTAGCAAAGATTGAGCAAGCTGCAAAAAAGAATATATGGTCAAAAGGTCATCTGCCTGTAGCTTATACCGTGTTAAATCATCAACTTGTAAATATAGAAGGTAATTTGTTATTTGATAATGTTTCTGTTAAATTAACCCCACCACAAGAATTAGGACAATTATTAAAAAAAGATAAATCAGAACTTACTGAAGAAGAGAAAGTACTTATTAAATCCCTACCAAATGAGCTTAAAAAAGCGTCAGAGAAGGGCGGTGAATTTCAATTAGATTCACGTTTAGTTGGAATGATAACTTATAGGAAACAACCTTATGAGCGTTATGCCAAACCTAGATCTACTAGGGTGTTTGATACCCTTGAATATAAGAGGGCACTTAAACGTGCTGATATGAGTACTTTAGATGGTATATCGAATTATATATTAAAGATTACAATAGGTAACGACGAATACCCTGTAGTTTCACAGAAAGAACTTGAAACAGTAGCAAAATTGTTTGATACACCAAGTAAATCATTTGATGTAGTATGGAATCATACTTTAGAGATTGAAAAAATTGTATCTCCAGAAATAGAAGCTATTTTAGGGCCGTCTAAATATGAACAGGTTAATGAAGATATGACCGCTGGTTTAGCTGTTACTAGAGCTTTAATAGACGGTACAGGTGATATTAATACTGCTGAAGTTAGTTTATTAACTAAAGGCATAATGGAGGAAATTCATTATGCTAGGCGTCAAGTAGAGAAATGGATATATAAAGAGTATCGCCAAATAGCCGAAGCCATGGGTTTTGATCGTTTTCCTAAAATTCGTTGGGATGATAGTGTTTTAAGGGATGAAATTCTATATATGAGTACTTTAAGTTCTATGGTAGATAGGAGGATGTTATCTTATCAAACAGCATTAGAGGCATTAGGTTTCGATTATAATAATGAGTTGGAAAATATGAAGAAAGAGTTACCATTAGTAAAAGATGGAACATTTGGAATTACAGGTTCTCCGTTCCAGCAATCAACTTCAGGTCCTGGGATACAGCCGACCCAAAAATCACCTACGGGTACACCATCTGGTGGTCGGCCTAAAGGACAGACTAAAAAGAAAACACCTAATACTAATCCAGATAAACAGCCTGGACAAAAACCCACTAAAAAACAAAAATCAGCATCAGTTGAAGAGATTAAAGAAATGACTGAAGAGCAATATGGGGCATTTTTAGATGGAGCTAAAGAGGTATTAAGTGGGGATGATTATTCTAACTTTTTAGATGATATAGAAGAGATGAGAAATGCGTAAATACCTTAAGGAGAATAAAAATGACAACTTTATCAAATATTTACCACGCGAATTTTAAAAAAATTCGTGGCAAAGCTGCTCAAGGCTTCGTTAGGCCGACCTTGAGTGAATTTTTTATGAGTCATAAATATTTTGTTGAAATTGAAAGTGCTGCGGGAGGTTGGGTAAGAACTTTGGCCGAGCCATCGCCACTAACAGTTCTGACAATATTTATGTTACAGGTATTTGGGACAACGGGCCTGATAGAGACATCTTCATAACCAAACTTCCTAACGATGGTTCTGGAACTGGCACCTATGGTAATTTTACCTATGCAGAAAGTTCATTAACTGATTCAGCGGGTTCTTTAACTGAAGGCACACCGTATGAAATTGAATAATTATGTAGTATAAAAGATAGGAGTATAATATGGATGATACACAAAAATTTTATTTAACAGCAAGTATTAAGATGGAGAAAGAAACAGATGAACTAAAACAAGAAGTGGCGTCTGTTATAGATCTACCTGAAGGTAAGGAAAAACAACCAGATTTGTCATATTTTAGTGCGATTTTTGTTTCCAGCGGGGAAAATCTAAACCATGCTTATTTTTTAGGTTCAGAGCTGGTCGATGCAGCAGAATCTATAGTAAGTAAGGCTTTAGATGTAGAGCATGAGGAGCAAGAAATCATTGGGCATTTGTACTCTTATGCTTTTACTGATGAGTCAGGTTCCCAGTTAAATATGACTGAATTAGCTTCTACCGAAACTGCAACTTTAGACTCAAAAAATATGCATATACAAATAGGTTCAATTGTATATAAAAATAGATTTCCTGAAATTGCTAAAGAGATTGCAGATAATGAGTGGATGGTTTCGATGGAATGTTACTACAAAGATTTCGATGTTAAGATTGGTGACTTAATTATAACTAGAGATACAGCCAATTCAATTGGGATAGAAGTATCGAATGATGAAATTTATGGTAAATCAGGTAAGGTAATAAAAGATGGTAAAGAAATTGCTTCAGGTACTATAGCAAGGGTACTTAGAGGTATTTGTTTTTCAGGTTGCGGAATTGTTAAAAACCCTGCAAATCCACCATCTGTAGTTCTTGAAGTAGCTACTAAAGATATTGAAACTATGACTTTTTACATGGATGAACAAGAGGAAACAGCCTCTACTGAAGAGCCTGTGAATAATGTAACCTCTAAAGAAGTAGAAAGTGTAAATTTTTCTGATGAAGAAGAATCAGCACTAACTTATGACGACACAGTAGGTATTTGTGTTAGTTATAAAAAGCGTTTTGAAGATAAGGAAGGCTCAATTATAGCTGAAAACTGGTGTTCTGAATTTTCTACTACATGTACATCAGCTTCCAGAGATGCCTCTGACCAAGGTTGTTTAAGGAATATAGCTATGAATAAAGCTAATGCTTATGTCGAAAAGCTTTTAGAAGATAGACGGAATAAGATTGACACTAAAGGTTCTCTTAATCGTCTACTTTCAGCTTTGGAAAAGGCTGATAAATTTAAAATGGTATAAGGAGGAATAACTAAATGCCACAATTAGGTCAAGCCCAGTCAGGGAAACTTAGGAGTACTCCTAAACAGCTTAATGTTAAAGCGTCTGATAAATATGCTTTAATGTTTAAGAATTATGGTAATAACCATAATGCACCCTTTATTTGGTCTAGTACAGCTACGGTAGCGAGTGGAGTTTCTGAAGTTACTGTGGTAAGTGGAATCAAGTTTTATGACATGGATCTTGCTACATATGGAAACTTTGTAGCTACACCTACTTCAGATCCAGGTGATGATTTTTGGATTTCACAAGATACTGAGACTAATGAAGTAAAAATTGTAGTAGGTACTTCGGTATCTGACGATGTAACTTTTAATGTTCAGGTAATGTTGGGTGCTGATGTAGATATTAGTGCTTACAGTACTAGAGGAACTGGTGCCCCTCAACAGTCTTACCCTTAATGAATTAAAATTATGTTGAAAATAGGATGAGGAAAAGGAATAATTAAACAGTCCTATAAAAACAAAAAAAGAAATCAGGTTGGTGTTACTAAACTTTGTTAGTAATACATTTTACAAGGAGGAATACCTTAATGGATGAAAAATTTTTGAAAGAAGTTGAAGAAGCTGTAACTAAAATCTTTTCAGAAAAAGAAGAAGCAGCCCAAAGACAGGCTACACAGGATGCTCTTAATGAGTCTGCTGAAACTATTTCTAATCTGACTGATAGTTTAGAAGAGAAAACTGAAGAGTTTGAAACAACTAAAGCTTCTTTGGAAGAAACAATTAAAAGCAAAGATGCTGAAATTGCCGAAATTACTAGTAAGCTTGAGGCAGCTGAAAATAAATTATCGGAAACCGAGGCATCACTGTCTTCTGCAGAAGAAGACTTGGAAAACATGAAGAAAGACACCCTTGCTGCGGCAAGGATGGTTGAATTAGAGGAAGTAAAAGTAGCAATGGCTAATGACATCGAAGCTCAAACTGCTAAAGTTAGAGAGATGTCTGACGAAGAATTTGCTGCTTATAAAGCAGAACGCATAGAATTACGTGAGTCTGTCATGAAAGAATTAGAGGAAGCTAGAAAGGCTGAGGAAGAAGCAGCTAAAAATAACTCTAATAGTGATGAAGGTGGAACTGAAGCAGCTTCTCAAGGCAATAAAGCCAAGGGAACTACAACCCCACCAGCACAAATAGCTCCTGGGCAAGCAATGGCAGCAGCTATGAATTTCGAACATAAACCTTCGGATGACATGCTTTCAAAATATGCTGATATGGGTAAAGCCATGGCAGCTAGCATGACACCTGAAAGATCAAAGTAACGAGGAGGAAAGAAAGGTATGTTTATTCCTAGACATTCAGTTATAGCAAACCAGTTTTGCAGCTACGCAGAAAGTGAAACCTTTGGTTCAGCCGGCGTAGGAGGAGTAGTTGCTTATGCTGGTTCAGTAGTATATCTAGATCCTGATGCTACTAATGAGGAACCAATGGTAAAAAAAATGGAACATGGTGTTACAGAAACACCTTTTGGTTTCAGTATGCAGAAAGTTAAAGTAGGTTACCATCAGGTACACCCAACTGGTTTCTATATGCCAGGTGATTTGGGCTCTAGTGATGCTATTGCTCAACCACTTTATAATGCATCAGGTGCAATTACTGGTCATAAATCAGTCCCAGTGGGTATAGCTCATCTTGGCATTTATGATACTGTTCATTATATTTGTGATGCTACTGACGGCACCGTTGATACTAAAATGAAACCAGGACAGTCATTGTATCCTGCGTCTTATCAGGCAAGGGTTACTAATAATACTGATGCTGCTGCAGAGGATGCAAGTGGTGAAACTGGAGCAAGATGTTCAACAACTGCTGTTGGTAGAGTAGTTAAGGGAGCAAGTGTTGCAAAATGTCAAGCAAATATTGATAACACAACACTTTATCCAATTAGAATTAAACTCCTTGTTTAATAGGAGTTAAAATCGGATTAATGTAATTATACATCCGAAATTATAAATTATTAGGAGGAAATTATGGAAAGACAGGAAATGATGGACTTGTTCAAAGCAACTGCCGAAGTTAATACTCCTGAAGGCATGGCAGCATATCGTGCTTTTGCTGCCGCTTTGACAACCCCTATCTTACAAAAAATTGAGTTGGAATCAGTTATGCGCCAACTCTTTACAGTGGAAAGACTAGGTCCGGGAGCTCAAGCAGTATATCCTGTGGCTGGATGACTTTGGCCACACTTATAGTAATATAAGTTAAATAAAAAGAACTATATGCTGGAACATCCTGTTAATCTTTAGGTACTAGCCTTAGGGCAGTGAAAATCTTAAAGATAGGGACAATCAGCAGGAAACCTTTTATAGGGTTCCTCAACGACTATACGTTCTTCCCCTCAATCGAGGGTGATGATATAGTCTGAACTTGGCGGAGACGCCAAGAGGGAGTGCCGAAGAGCCTCCCCGCCTAACAGGTAAAGCTGAGGTCTTTATAAGTAACAGAGTGGAAGATTTCGAAATTCCGGTTTGGGTGCTCCCTGGACTTGGATATGTTGCACAGAACTTCATTGAGGGTATTTAAACCAATGCTCTCGTAAAATTTCACTAAATGCTGGAAAATCTTCTAAAGATTATTTTACTGACATCGTAAAAATAAATAATACATGGAGACAATCATGCAGGAAACTATTACAGAAAAGAATATAATTGAATGGATCGCAGGCTTTTATGACGCAGAGGGTTGTTTTAGGATAAGTAAACAAAATAGGAAAAAGTATATTTCCTATAGTCCTAGAGCAATAATTAATAATACTGATTTAGATACGATGGAGTATATAATCTCTACGTTAGTTAATAAATATGGAATAAATGGTCATGTTAGAAATTCTAATCCTACTACTAATAGAAATGCAGTTAAATATTTGGAAATAGGTAGAATAACTAAAGTGATTGATTTATGTGAGTTATTACTTCCGTATTCTATAGTAAAATACGATGAAGTAAAGTTATTACAGGAATTTTGTATATCTAGAAGAGATAGATTTATTAGGTATAATATAAAAAATTTCAAACTTCCATATAGTAACTATGAGATATCTCTATACGAATCTATGGCAGAATTTAAAGCTCATAAAAAAGGTAGAAAGTGTTTAAGTTACATCCCAATATATCCAGAGATACGAAATGAAATTACTTGGCCATGGTTGGCAGGTTATACGGATGGTGATGGCAGCTTTAGTATTAACAAAAGAGGTACAGCTTCTTATTGTTTAGCGACTTCTAATCCTACTGCGAGTGATATGTTAAAAGCTTTTTTTATTGACAAAAATATATCTTTTTATTTTGATAGTCAATTACCTTCTAAAAACCATTTAAGCACTTGTAAGCGCAGAATATTTAGATTTTTTATAAATAATGTTGAAGATATACTATACATTATAAAAAATACAGGAAAATATCTTGTATCGAAATATGATACAGCACAGCTTATGCAAGAATACTGTGAGTTAAGAAAAGATAGAAAGGGTAAATGGCGAACAGAATATGAAAATTTATTTGTTGGAAGAATGGCTAAATTAACACAATAGATTCCCCAGAGACTATACGTGAAACACAACTGTGAAGATATAGTCCGAACTCATAGGAGACTATGAGAGGAGAGGTCGAAGAACTTCTCCCGCCTGATAAATCAGGTCATTAAAGTAACAGAATATTTGATTGGTGAAGAAGTTTATGTCCCAACATTCACAATAGATGCAGCAGCAGATTGGAAAATAACCTATGCTAGAGATTCTCGTATTGATATTGCTACAAGAGCAGCAAATCGTGCCGCGAAGGATCTAGCTAATTACGAGGAAGAGTCAAAAACACATGCTCCTTAATATGGTGACATATTAAGCAAACCACGAATATGCTGGAAGGTCTCGTGAGGCTATAAGTACTAGTCGATAGACAGTAATAATCTTATAGATAGAGAAAATCAGCAGAAATGGAGATTTTATGATAATTGAAAGAGAAATAATAGAAAATACATATAAAGGTAATATTTTTGAAACTGCTTCAGAATTAAGAGTTTCAGTACAAACAATAATGGCATCATTAAAAAAATATAATATAAAATTTGAAAAACCAAAACACATATACGGTGATTTAAAAAGGACATCGTTTTCAAATTTTCAAAAAGGTCTTTTGATAGGTAGTATTTTAGGTGACGGTCATTTAGAAAAAAGATCACATTTGAAAAATGCTTCTTTTAGAGAAGAACACTCTATGGATCAAGTGGAATGGTTAAAATGGAAATATTATAATCTTAAACCATTTACAACCTCCAATATGTGGAATAGGGATAGAGGAAAGAAATTTCTTATGCCAGATGGTAAGGGAGGCAAAAAATACTATAATATACAAAAAGTATGTGCTATGTCTACAAACACTCACCCATATTTAACTGAACTGCATAATGAGTTTTATGTTGATAGAATTAAAACAGTGCCTTTTGATTTTATAGATAAAAATTTTGACATAATAGCACTTGCGACATTGATCGGTGATGATGGAAATCTATGTGAAAACAGTATCAGATTTTGTACTGATAGCTTTACAAAGAAGGAAGTTTATTTTTTGGCTGATATTTTTTCTAAATTTTATAAGAGTAGGATAACTGTTAGAGAAGAAAAGAAAGATAAGTTCAGAATTATATTTACTGAAGCAAGAAAAGATATTAATTTTTTTAATACAATAAGAGATATATTACCTAAATGTATGCATCATAAAATTACTCCAGTTCTCAACGAACACCAAGTGGCTACTCAATGAGTAGATGGTATGTTCTGAACTGTGTGGAGACACACAGAGGGTAAAAGAAATTTTGCCCCGCCCAAATAAATTTGGGTCTTAAAAGTAACAGATTTGGTGGTTGGCGTGTAATTATGCCAGCAGCAACCTCGGCTTTTAGTGGTAAAGGTCTATTAGGTTCTAGGCCGGCACCAATTTATGAAATTAACCCTACAGCTCAGGGTGCAGGTTATCTGTCAAAAGAGCTAATTAATAAGATGATTGTTGGATTTAAGAGAATCGGTAGAACACTTACAGATCTCTATGTATCGCCAGAAGATGCGGCTGATATTCGTGAATGGACCAATTAAACGATCCCGCTGCTCGGTAACGAGTAGATGAAAAACTAGTGAATTCGGAAGAACTCTCAAATAATTGAGACAATCCCGAGCCAAGTACTGAAAAGTAAAGGTGTAACGACTAAATGGAGGCAACAAATGGCTTATAATGATATAAAAGGTTTAAGAATTACAAAAAATAACGAGTTAATAGTACAATCTAAACATCAAGCTAATGGAGTAATAATTGGTATGATGTTAGGAGACTCTTCAATGAATAGATATTTAGTAACCAGTAAAAAGTTTGAAGGTATGTGTGCTCGTAGAAGAAGTAGGATACAAATGAGCACTTCACATTGCCCTAAGCAATTAGATTACTTGTTATGGAAAGAGTCTATTATTAAATCTTATGTTAAATTTGGGAAGTTAATTACTGATAGAAGTAAACAAGATGATGGATTTATTTATTATAAAAAAACATCATTAGTAGAAAGCTCTAAAAACTTAGTTTATCTTTTTGAAAATTTCTATGCATTAGGCAAAAAAAGAGTGACATCTAAAATTTTAAATAGATTAACAGATTTAGGTTTGAGTATTTTGTTTATGGATGATGGAAGTTTGATTCCTCATTCTTATAGAAAAGATGGTTCTATAAGGGCTTTGAAATTAAGACTACACACCTCAAATTTTACATATAATGAGCATTTAATAATGAAAGAGTATTTTGAAAAAAAATCTATTTATTTTAATATTACTAGAGATAAAAAGTACTATTGTCTGTCAACAGGAAAAAAAGACAGTATAAGTAATTTCGTTAATATAGTTAGTCCTTTTGTAAATTTAGTTGATTGTATGAAATATAAAATTAAGCCGTTTGATGCTTTTGTAAGCGCTAGTTATCCTTATGATGTGTAGGGATAAAGATATAGTCTGATCTGCATGGTGACATGCAGTTAACATTATGCGACACGGATATTGACCCAGTAACTCGTAGAGAAATTTTCCAGGCTTCCGGTATGGGAAGTATTTGGAATGTAACTCTTCACGAACTTCAGCATTTAGGTGCTACCGGTCTTTATAATATTAATGGTAACACTGCAGCTTATGGTAAGTTTATTGCAGATGGTTCCAATGATTATAATGGTTATAGCCTTGATAATCCAAATATTACTAATGCTGATGGTACCGTAGGTACTCTTGGTGAAACCCAGATTCTTGGTTTTGATCACAGTGTTAATGATTCTCTTGTTATGCCTATTCGTAAAGAATATGAAGCTCATGATGATCCAACACTTTTACGTATGCAGAAACAGGGATTTTTTGGATGGGCTGAAATCGGTTTTGCATGCCTTGACAGTAGAATGCTTGGTATGGGTGTTATCGACAGATCACTATAATTATTATGTATATTTTTTGATATAACATATATATAAATGTAACACTAAAAATCAGGGTTACTAAAAAATCCTGATTTTTAGTGTTTACTTATATAAATTAGTGCTTATATTGTAAGTGTTAGTTTATTAATATGTTTATATACGAGGTTATAATATGGTGAGTTATAAAAGTAAGTTATGTGAACTTTGTGGTAAAGAATATAATCCTACAAGCCCAAAACAAAAATATTGTATTGATTGTAAAGATGAGGGTAGAAAGTTAGCAGATCGTAAACGCGATAGAAAACGAAGTAGGGTTAAAAATAATTACAAAAAGTATACAAGAGTATGTCCATCTTGTGGTATGGAATTTACTACATATTATTCTAAAAAGATCTATTGTGGTGATTATGGATGTGATATTAATGATCGTGGTTATACTTTATTATCTGATAAATATGTAAATTCTAAAGAAAAGATACTTTTGAGATGTCCTGAAGGCCATGAGTGGGGAACCACATTTCATAATTTTAGAGATTTAAGTGATAGTACTGGTAATAGGTGTATGGTTTGTTATAGCCAAAATAACTATATATCCAGATTAGAACAAAAAATAAGAGATTTTTTTGAATGTAAACTTCCTGATGTAGAAGTTATATACAACGATAGAACTCAGATAGGCCCTAAAGAACTTGACTTGTATTTACCTAAATATAATTTAGCTATAGAAGTGTGTGGACTTTATTGGCATTCAGACACAGCAAATAATATACATCGTGGGTATCATTATGATAAAATGATCTCATGTAAGCAAAAAGGTATAAGATTAATTACATTGTTTGAGGATGAAATAAATAAAAAATTTGATCTTGTTATATCTAGAATATTACAAGCTATAGGTAGGGTATCTAATCGTATTTATGCCAGAAAATGTGTAGTACATGAAGTACCTAATAAAATAGCTTCTAAATTTTTTGATAAAAATCATCTACAAGGATTTTGTCCCGCCAGAAAGATTTTTGGTTTATACTATAATTGTGAATTAGTAGCTGCTATGTCTGTAGGTAATGTCACTAGAAATCATGCTAATTTAGGAAAAACTTTGGAATTGAAAAGGTTTTGTTCTATTAGTGGTACTACTGTTATAGGCGGGGCAAGTAAATTATTTAAATATGTAGTTTCTTATGCTATAAATAACTCATATGATAACATTAAGTCTTATTGTGATATGAGATATGCAAATATTTTTAATCCTGTTTATGAAATATTAGGGTTTAACTTATTATCAGAGACTAAATATACCCCACATTACTTTAAATCTGGTGTGCGTTATAGAAATATGTCATTACGTAAAACATCTAAAGAACGTCTTACAGGTAAAACTGAATTAGAACTTCGTTTAGAACAAGGTTATAATAGAATATGGGATTGTGGTCATAGAACATACCTATATACATTTAACTAACCATTCTTTATAATAGAGGAGTATAAATTGATATTAGAGCTTATTACTTTAGTAATATTTACAGAAGCTGTAACTGAAATAGTTACTAAATCTGAAATTTTTAGTCCAATAAAAGAGTGGTTTTTTAATAGGCGCAGCAAAAAAGCATTTAATTTTATCCATAATCTACTTGATTGTGGTTATTGTTTTTCAGTATGGGCAAGTTTTTTTGGTTTAATTTTATTAATTACTGAAAATAATTTTGCCTATTTTTTTATAACAGGAGTCGTTGTACATCGTTTGTCCAATTTTTTTCACTTTGTATTAGATAGAGTTCGTGGATGAAAGAATAATTTATAGGAAAAGGGAAATATAATTAGAAAAGGAGAGTAAAATGAATGGATATGTAAAAAATATATCACCAGAATGGGTCTATGCTATGAAAAGAGCTATTAGACCTGGTGGTGAAGTTCCGCTTGATGAATTATATGAGCAGTATGGTAAGAAGTATAATATGGAGCCAGACGATGAGTTTATTAATTGGCTTACAAATGTAAAACTGAAGAATGTTAATAAATGGAAGATAGTCTTTGATACTAATGCTAAATCCGAAGCTGTTGAAAAAGAAAAAGAAGGTAATAAGAAAACAAGTAATTCTAGTGTTACACCTATGGTTTCTAAAGGTATGCAGGTGGAGGATATTGTTAATTTGACAGTTCGGAAAGCTCGTGAAGAATTACCAAAGATTACTGATTTAAATTTACTTAAATATTCTTTACAAGAGGCTAACCAGTTGTCTAATAAAGATAGTTTATGTAGAATTATTCGAAAAAGAATAAAGGAATTACAGATTTCAAGGTAATTTGATTCTCACTCTAGTGAGATTTAATTGCACCGATATGTAATTTGGGTGGTTAAAACATGATTATATTAAGAAAAAAGAGTACTAACCATGTTGAAAAAATCATACAGCCCCGGCAAACGGGGCAATTCTTTGATTTAGATTTAAGTGGGAATGAAGCTTATGACTGGAATATTAAAATACGGTGTATGGGGAAATCCAGTATAACTAAAATTACCAGTCTGTATAACGACGACTTTATAGAATCTACTAAGTATGCTTTTTTGGGGTTTTTGGCCGGCGCAGAAGAGATAGTTATACATGAAGAAAATATTTATGACCTCGCAAAATCACATAGACCTTATAATGTATCAGTAGAGGATGTAATCAGAACAACTGATGATATAGATAGAACTCCTTCACAAATAGCACGTAAAGTTCCGCTAGGTAAAACAGATTACATTATAACAAAAATAAAATCAGATGAGGATAATAATTGGGAAAATCCAATTAGCGAAGGTATTAGTTATGCTCATTATGTGTCTGAAGATCAAGATCTGCCTTACATGATGGGTGGTGAATTCTAATGGATATTTGATCGTTAGTAGCAAATGGGTATAATTTATGGACAACTACATTCGATTGCCCAGATTTAGAAACTGTTTCTTATATTTGGAATGGTACTGGGGAAGCTGATATTTATGGTGACTGGGTTCATTCTGGAGAAGGTGTTGAGACCCCAGTAGCTATGTACCGTGGAACTAATGGTATGTCTGTAATTGATGTGGATAATGATACAGAAATGGTTTTTACAAATAATACTTTGAAGTACCTTGATAATTTTGATTTTCTTTCTTTTTGGGTTAATATAAGAACATGGAAATCTGGTAGGGATTTTGTAATAAAGCTTGAAAACTCTAGTGGTGGATCAAGTAATGCACTTAAAATGGCCAATTATATTGATTATTCTAATATTTTAGATTGGTAAAGGGTTGTAATACCGTTACATGTATTTAATATGAATTCAGAAGCTATTGACATTGTTAGATTCATATTAACTAAACATTTAGATTTTTGGATGGATGAATTAATGCTTACACTGGGTTCATCTATCATTATACCTGTTGGTAAACCTGATATGGGGACACAGGGTGTTGGAAATAAAACAATGAGGACTAATGTGAATATATCTTCTACACCTAAAGTTAAGGCTAAAATAGTAGATAATTTTCCAGGTCCTATTAATCTATAAGGTGGTGAGGATATGATAGGTTTAAATTTTACAGTAGAGAACATAAGTACAATAATACAGGTTTATGATCAAATACAAATTATAAAATATACCGGTGATGAGGCTGATCAGCCAGATACTCCAGTAGGTAGTATAGCCAGTTTAACTGAATGGGTTACTGTATCTGGAACTACTGGTTATCCAGTACCAGTAGATTTAGTAGCTGGTGTAAGTAATTATCAGACCTATGATTATGATGGTGATTATAGTGATTGGTATAGTTCTAGGTATTATAGTACTTCTACTGGTTCTTATAGTGGTTGGTCAGATCCTATATTAGGGGAAACTGGTGATTTATATTATGATCCTATATTTCCACCAGAGGTAGAGTATGGTACAGCTGATCAGAGAATAATTGATAGAATAAGGCTCTATATTGGAGATCCTTTGGGGCTTAGAAGAGAGTATGGAGAAGAGGCACTGTCCTCTATTCATCCTGACGGAAGGACTTATGAAATGGATGAAAAGGGATGGCCTGCTTATATAACTATGGGTGGTAAGACCTTCACAGATACTTTAAATCCTGCAGTTAATGGTTACAAATTATTAAAGTTTAATGAATTTATAGATACTACTTGTACTATATGTTCTGGTATAACAAATTTGTGTGGGGATAGTGAAATTAAAGAAGTGGAACATGGAGTCGATGTCTATTATTATACTTTTCGCCATTCTGATAGGGAGATAATGGAATCATATGATAACTGTCCTCCTCCTGTTGGATTGACTGAAACTACAGCTACATCTAGCGCATATATGTTACAGACAGCGATAGATTTGATTAGAAAAGAGTTATTGGAAGATGCTGCAGAGGATGGGGCACGTATTGTAGATGACCGAACGTCTTATGATCCTTCGTCGGGCCAAAAGATAAGAAAGGCTATTTTAGATGATTTAATAAAACAATTAAGAGATTTAGTTAATTCACTTAAAATGAACGGCATCACCGGAGTTCTTATAGATTAGTATAAGTTATATATAATATTAATAGGAGTCAATATGAGAGGAAGAATTAGTTTTAAAACTAAAGAAAGATACAGAAAATCTATGCGGGATGTTATTAAAGGTCTTGGTAGGAAAGTTTTAGTTTATAAACAACCTATAAAGAATGAGTGTGCTAATTGCTTCTTTGATAAATTTACTGGTACTTCTTCTGGAAAATGTAAATGGTCTTATAACCAAGCTAAAGATAAGCAGGCTGAATATGAGGCATCTGGTGGAACAGATCTGCGTTATAAATACTTTAGGGCTGGCCGTTGCCCAATATGTAGAGGACAGGGTTATATAGAAATACCTAGGAAGGTTTGGGTGGACTGTATTGTTACTTGGAATCCTAGTGAAGATAGTGCTAATAATTTAACTTTTACACCAGCGGGTACTGAAGGTTCTACTGTAGTTAGATTAAAAACTGATCCCAAATATTTTGACATATTTAAGAACTGTGATAAGCTTGAGATTGATGGTATAGAGTGTAAGTTGTCTAAACCACCCACTGTTAGAGGGCTAGGTAATCAAACTACTTTAATAATTGTAGCCTTTACTACTGAAAAGCCTCAATTAGATAGTGGTGAGGTAATCAAAGAGTATTAATGGGTGTTGAAAGTAAAATAAAAAAGATGGCTAAAGACATTGATGCTTTTGTATTAGAGGCATTAAAAGAAGTATTGAATGAAGAGGTAGAGAATATTAAGTATTTAATTATGGATGGCTTTAATCTTTTATCGGCCATGGTAACTAATCCAGATAGTAAAACAGATCCTATATTATATAGCAGGAAATTTGAAGATAGAATTGAGAATTTTAATTATATAGAGGTTGGAGAAAATAGTGTAAAAATACACACACCTGATATGGAAAATTTTGATTTTTCTGAATTAGAAATTGTAGAACAGATATTAGAAGGTACAGTAGGGGTGTTTGTTGAAATATCACAAGAGAATATGGAAAAAATTACCGGTAAGACTGTAGTAAATAATAAACCAGTAGATCCATCAGTTCCTAAAAAGGATAGAATATATTTAGAAAGATATACTCCAAAGGTTAGACAGAAAGAAAAAGAGGTTCTTGAAAAGAAACTAGTTAGATTTCCTTTTTCAAACACACCCCCTTTATATGGGAGGGTTTTTGGTCCGGCAGAAGAGTATGTAAGTGATAATATCGAATTTTGGTCAGATGAGGCCTTAAGAAAAGGTAGAAGCAAAATGTTAGATTATTATAAGGGGGTAAGATGATGCAATCATTGAGGAAGGAAGATTTAAGTTTATCTCATCATATAAAACACACCGCACTTAGAGATTTTATTGAAAAAGAAGAACAGGTGCCTCTACAATTGATGTCTAATATGTCTTGTACTGGTACATATGTCTATGAAGCTATTACTTCTACCTTACCTAGTCCTACAGATAGGGGAAGGGGTTGGGTTTATTTTGATTGCCCACAATATGATGAGTACGGTGATTGTATTTATTCATTACCGACTTGTAATCCTGAATTTGTTATGGTTTCAGGTACTGATGCACATGGTGCATCTTGTATAGGTACTCCAGAGCAATCGGAAAGAGTTATAGTTTATGACAGTAACTTACAAACAATTTCAGGGGTTCCATATGTAATAGATTATCTTGATGGTAGGGTTGTTTTGGCTACTAATTCAGTGATACCTAAATATGTTGATTATTATTGGAATTATGTAAGTGTTGTCGATGAATGGGCAGCTATAGAAGCTTCAGATCCACCAGTAGTTGTAATAGATATGTTTGGAACTGATAAAGATGGTTATCAGTTTGGCGGGGGAAAGAAGGTTAATAGAAAAGTTGATATACATGTATTTGCATCTAATACATCTGAAAGAAATGATCTTGTAGAAGCCATACATGATAGTTTATATAATAAGAGTGCCCCAATTTATGAATTTCCTACAGGTGATGTTTTAGATTTTGATGGGACTTTTTATGGTAGAAAAGATAATCCAAATAAACTAACCTCTCTATTTAATAGAACGACATTAAATAATACAAGTGTCACACACGGAGGAATGATGTTTCAAAAAGTTTCTTCTAGGCACGTTAATTTACCTCTGGTTATGTCGTTAAGTAGGAATGAAGTCATGTTGAGTGACTTAAATGCGTACAGATCTAGAATATCTTTTGAAGTAGAAATATATACAAGGAAATAATATGCCAGCAAAACTGACTATTGAAAAGGTAAGGAAAGAATTTAAGGATAAGGGTTTTGAGTTGATTACTGATACTTATATCAATTCAAGGCAGTTATTTAGATTCAAATGTAGTTGTGGTAATGAGTCTCAAATGAGACTTGATCACTTAAGACAAGGAGTCAAATGTGCTTATTGTTCTGGGAATAAAAAACTAACAATAGAACATGTTAGGAAAGAACTGCTTAAAGAGGGATATACATTAGACAGTACTACTTATACTAATAGTGCTACTAAATTTAATTATACTTGCCCAAAAGGGCATAAAGGTAGTATTAATTGGAATAATTGGGGCATAGGTCATAGATGTTCAGTGTGCTTTGGTACTAGTAAATACTCTACTGATTATATAAAAGAAAATTTGGCGGAAGAAGGATATCAACTTATTGATAAAGAGTATTTAGGTAATAAATATAAATTAACACTTATTTGTCCCAACAAACATGAATATAAAGTGTCTTGGGATAATTGGAAAAGTAAAGGATCAAGATGCCCTAAATGTAACGAGATAGGAATTTCAAAACCAGAAAAAGAAATTCAGGATTTCTTAAAGAGTTTCGATATTAGTTTTAGAACTAATGATAGACTTTTAATTAAACCATATGAATTAGATATAGTAATTCCTTCTAAAAAGATAGCTATTGAATACTGTGGTTTATACTGGCATTCCGAAATTTTAGGTAAGGATAGAAAATATCATTCACTTAAATTAGATAAATGTTTAGAGAGGGGCTACAAATTAATAACTATTTTTGAAGATGAATGGTTGAGTAAAACTGAAATAGTTAAAAATAGATTAAGAAATCTTTTATTTGATTATAATAATCTAACTACAGTATATGCAAGAAACTGTGTTGTTAAAGAAATAAGTAGTAAAGTAGCAAAAGAGTTTTGTATTGATAATCATATACAAGGCTATGCTATTAGTAATACAAGATTAGGTTTATTTTTAAAGGATGAATTAGTATCAGTTATGACATTTGCTAAACCATCATTAAGTAAAGGACAGAAGACTAGTAAAGAATATGTATGGGAATTATCTAGGTTTTGTTCTAAATCAGGTTTTAGGGTTATTGGTGGAGCATCGAAACTCTTGAAATATTTTGAGAGGAATTATGACTGGTCAGAGATTTTTTCATATGCTGATAGAAGATGGTCTGATGGTAATTTATATGATAAGTTGGGGTTTGACTATATTAATACTACTAAACCTAATTACTGGTATTTTAAAAATAATACTAAAAGATATCATCGTTTTTCTTTAAGGAAAACAAAAGAAGACATTAAAGAAATGACAGAATGGGAAATTAGAAAATCACAAAATTGGAATAGAATCTGGGATTGTGGAAATTTAAAATTTAATAAGACAAAGGAAAGGTTTGCCTGACGATATCGACGCCTCATCATATCAAGGGCAAATAAGGAAGTTTTATACCAACCTGAGTGCTATTTAAAATTGACAGGAGGAAATAAAAAATATGGCACGTAACAGAATAATTTATGCATCACAAAGTGTTTGGGTAAATGGTGAGGTACTTTACAGAGTTCAGTCTCTTGGTACTACAACTTCATTTACTAGCGAGGACATAGACTTGAATGTGTCCCCTATTCGGTAACGATAGGAAAAAAATCTGGCTATATGCTGGAAACCCCTTAGAGCCTAACTACTACAACGTAATCAGAAACGATAAGCGTGAATGTTTGAAAAATGTTAGGATTGGGCAATCAGCAGGGAAGTTTCCTTTAATATGGAAACCCCTCAACGACTACACGCCGGACCCCTTAATTAGGGTGATGATATAGTCTGAACTCATAGGAGACTATGAGAGGGGAGGTTGAAGTACCACCCCCGCCTAACAGGTAAAGCTGAGGTCTTTACAAGTAACAGATGTGATTCGAGCTTGGTCAAAGTGGCCCTTCATATCAGTAATGATATGTTGAAACTCCTCTAATTGCTGGAACTCCCTAACATGTAGAGATGAGGGTAATCAGCAGCGAAGCCTTAATATTTTAAGGAACGTTCAACGACTAGGCGAAAGCCGTAGGTTCTAAGTGGAATCGAAACGGGGAGGTTCCTAGTGTAATAGGAACTTGATATAGTCTGAACTTATAAGAAATTATAAGCCACATAGGTGGGAGCAAAAGTAACGATTTTGCTTTAACAAAATGCATCTCGATATTATCGACGTAGTGGACGATGTCAGGTAGGCATCCTTATTAGGTAACTAATATGTAAAATTTCACGATATGCTGGAAACTCTCGTTAAGCTTTAGGTACTAGCCTTAAGGCAGTGAAAATCTTAAAGATAGAGACAATCAGCAGGAAACCTTTTATAGGGTTCCTCAACGACTGATGTGTGAAACCCCTTAAATAAGGGTGATGATACAGTCTGAACTTGGCGGAGACGCCAAGAGGGAGTGCCGAAGAGCCTCCCCGCCTAACAGGTAAAGCTGAGGTCTTTATAAGTAACAGTATGCCCTGCAGTAAGTGTAACACTAAATACCAATGATTTTGGTGATGTAAAAACTCTTGCAGTACTTGCACAAGTAGCTCCAGCGAAAATTATGATGGACGCTACCGCTACTTCAAGTAATGCTAACTTGGTTGCCGGTGGGAGCACCTATTTACATGGTGTAGCTCTCGCAGATTTTGCGGTAACTTGTGGTAACCTTACTGGGGTTACGCTTTGGGCTCCAGTACAGGACGAATGTTCTATTGGTACATTGGCTGACAATATTGATCAAACTATGTTTCTTGATGAAGTTTATATCAACAGTTTTGAACTTAGTTATTCAACTGGAGCTAATGCTACTGAGAACTACGGAGCAGAAACAGATAATAAGATGTGGTTATTGAATGATGGACGTTTTGTTAATTATCAGGAAATTACCGTTTCTGGTGGCGCAACTTCTGCTACTTTGGATTTAGCAGATGACAAAGATGTAGCTGTACTTACAGCTGGTATTGGTTTCTTGAGAAAAGATACTAATGGTGCCCCTGCGGTAACTTGGTGGGATTCCAGTGAAAACGAGGTGGAGAATGTTGAAATTGCAGTTGGTTCTACTTCTACAGTTGATACTTATGTTTATCACGACACTGGTACAGGACATACTATTTATTTCCCGACCGGGGCAAAAGCTCCAGCTGATGGAGATAAAATTCAGTTAGTCTATTCTGCTGATGCTTATGCTGGCTCAATGAATAAATATTTTACACCTCTAGAAGAACCTACTGAAAGACCAGATAGTGTAGGTGCTTTAAGACAGGGTCAGGTAGAAGTTTATATTGTAGATCCAGATTCTGCAGCTACTGATTATACAAATGCTTGGCGCTTAACCAGTGCCTCCATTTCTGCAGATCTTACTCGTGAGCCACTTGCAGAACTTGGTCATTTAGGTCCTTATGATAGACCGTTAACTCTACCTATCCCAATTACTATGAGTGTTGATTCTACTGCTGGTGATTTGGAAAACTGGGCAAAGTTTGCAGGACTTCTAGATGATTACCAGGCAGAAACAGTAGATGACATCGATCTTGCTGATCTTATGAACAAAAGTAATCTAATTTTGGTTGCTAAGGTTTTTCAGCAGACTGATGAGGAAGCTGGCGGAACCCACGATAATCGTAAGGTTCTTACTGGTTCAGAACTAGATGGTGAGGAGTATTTCCTTGATGGTGCAATGTCTACCTATTCAGGTGGAGACACTGAGAGAGCTCTAAAAACTGTTGTTGTTAAGAATCTAAAAATCACTGACGAAGGTATGACTTTGGATGTAGGCTCTAATGCTACCCAGACCTTTGGTTTTAGATCCACTAATGATCTATTTGTAATTAAAGGTGATGTTTCTTACGCCACTGTTAAATCTAGTATTGTACGTAACGTTTAAAACATATAAGGGGGGGGAAATTTTCCCCTCCCATTTATGTAACTTAATAATAGATATAAAGGAAGGTAGTAAAAGGGATATGGAAAATAAATGTACTGAAAATAGCAGAAAAAAATTAACGGCACTTATTAAGAAAGAAGTGACTAGGATGATGGAACAATCATTGGATTTTGCTCATGTGGCTTGCCCGCCGGATAACTTCAAGCAGCTAAGATCGAAGATTTTAAGGGCAGGAAACAATTGTATGAGAAGTTTAGAAAGAGACCTCGATGATTTTGAGGTTAATTATACCAGAGTAACCGAAGAGGTTATTGAATTTAGAAATTAATGGAAAAGGAGAAAAGTAATATGGTTGAAGTAAATGAAGATAGGAGAAGTTTTGTTGGTCCAGATGAGGAGACAGAGTATTTTATTAGTACTCCCAGTGCTGAAGATATTAGAGGTGCAGATTGGCAATATAGTAAAACCTATACCAGATGTTTAAATGAAGGTATTGTTACTAGTGCTGAAATGACTGACATTCTGAAAAGAAGAGGAATTATTGGTAACGATTACAATATGAGGGTACGTGAATTACAGAATGAGCTCAATAGAAGAATTTTGGCTTTAAATGATTCTACTGATAATGAAAACAAAGCTGATTTAGCAGTTCAGGTAGCTGAATGTAGAGAAGAGCTTTTTCAATGGAATCAACGATTAAGTGGACCTATGTCTAATACTTGTGAACAGATATCAGACGATGCCCGTTTAGAATATTTAACTGCTTGTATTATTGAAGATAAAGAGGGGAATCGGGTTTGGCCAGAATATGAAGATTTTTTGGCTGTGAAAGATCAATCCCTTTCTATGAAAGCTAGATATGAAGTTATGCTTTTCTTACAAGGATACTCTTCTGATTTCTTGGAACAAACACCAGAAGCACGGGCTATGAAAGAGATAGAGGCTGAGATTATTTCAAAAGCTGCACAAGAAGCTGCTGACGAATTGGAAGAGGAAGATAAAGCTAAAAAGGAAGATATTGATTCAGAACCATCTTCTGAAGAAAAACCAATTGCAGATGAAAAACCTGCAGTTGTTAAAAATAAACCTGCAGCTAGTAAAAAGAAAACTAAGTCTAAAAAGCCAGAAAAGAGTAAAGATTCTAAAGGTTAAAAAATGCTACTTAATGAGGATGAAGTAGAGAAATATTTAATTAATATAAGCTCGGGCAAAAAATTGGTTTGTATAGATAATAAGTTTCTTACTTTTAAGTATCCTGATAATTTAGTAAAGCAAAAAGCAGAAATTATATATGATAATGAACTAGAGGAGGCCGTTAAAGGCGGCCTCCTTCTTAAAAAGGATTTACAAAAATTAATTGATGTTAGGGAACTTTTTTCAGAGGATGATCAGAAGAAACTTAATAGATTAGAATCTAAATTAGAAGGGCAAAAAGTTCTTTTAGCTAAAACTACAGTAGTTAAGGCTAATCAAGAAAGAATAAAGAAAATAATAAATGAAATACAGACAGAGATAAATGAGTTAAATTTTAAGAAATCATCTAAATTATCAATGTCTGCTGAAGTAAGGGCAAATGAAGAAAGATCATTATTTCTTTGTTGGGCTTGTACATTTAATGAAAATGATGAGCTTTATTGGCCAGATTTTAAATCATTTAAGTGTACAAAAGATATAAATCATAGGGATAAAATTCTTACCGATTTTTTGAAGTTTTATTTTGGCTTACCGACAAATATTGTAAGATTTATCGCAAGAAATAATCTATGGAGAATAAGGTACGTCAGCAGTCAAAAAGTTTCAGATCCTCTATTTGGGGTACCTACTTCTGAATATACTTCTGACATGTTGAGTTTAGCTTATTGGTCTAATTATTATGATAATATTTATCAGATGATGCCTGAAGACAGACCAAGTGATTTGGTTATAGAAGACGATCAATCTCTTGACGCATATATGAAATCATATTATGAGGAAAGGAACAGGGAGGATGCGTCCAGGAGAAGTAAGAAAAAATCAACTGGCAAATTGTCAGCATTTGATCAGGAAGAAGTAATTGTTACTGCTTCTAATGAATTATATCAAGATATCGAATATAGTACTCCAAGAGAGTCTCAAAGAATTAAAGATAGAATTGATATAAAAAAGAAGGTTAAGCGGGGATAGGGTTTTACATTTTTTGAATTAAAGGATTAAATATATGCAATGTATATTATAAACTAGGAGGGTACAATCTTGGCTACCAATGAAATTGTTGTAAAACACAACATAAATTCTGCAAACACAACTGGGGGTAGATCTCCAGAAATCTCAAATAATAATAATTTTAAACAAATGCTTGCTTCTTTAGAGAAGATGTTTTCAGGTCTTCCAAAGGAGATAGCTAAAGATATAACTCGTGCTATTATGCCTGAAGTGGTGAGACTTGTATCCAAGAGTATTGGTACGTCTTCAGGTGGAGCTACTGGTGTATCTAAAGCTGATATTACTAATTTGGTATCTACTGTGGCTAAAGAAGCAGCTAGACAGGCTACTAGCCATTTAGAGAAATCAGCCAAGTATGGTACTTCTACAGGAAATGCTGGAAGGCAACCAAATATTGCTTCTTTTTATGCTAGTATGGATAAGCGTGTTGAGAGTATAATGAGTTCCCAATTATCTTCTCTTAAACAAAAAGGTATAAAATTAGAGTCTTCTACTGAAAAGGCTATTATAGCTTTAGCTCAACAAGCTACACGCTCATCAATACCAAATGATTTCACTTCAGCTGTCAAGGAGATGTCGTCTGCTGTAAAGACTTTAGGTGCTTCTGGGTCTGAGATACATAAGGCTATTAAGGCTATTGGAAACCTTCGTACTAGTGGTGGCGGTTTAGATTTTAAAGAGCTGATACCTTATCTTTCAAATACAAAAAATATTGGTAAAGATTTAAAAAATACTCATGAGGCAGTAAAGAAAGTTTCTTCAGCCATTGAAAAATTACCCAGTGATTATAGGAAAAGTTTTTCTGATGTACTTACTGAATTAAAATCTTTAACTGCTGAAATTAAAAAAGGTTTGGTTGCTAAAGTTAGTCAGACAAGGGCTAAAGCCCAAGACGACCCACAGAAATTTGCTACTGCAATAGCTAATCAACTTAAGAAAGCTCTTGATTCCAGTCCTGCCCTTCAAAATACTCAGTTGGCCAAAGCTGTTGATAAAATGGTTAATGGGGTAGCTGATATTTCTTCATTACAAAAAGCTATTAGTAAATTTTCTTCTGAATTGGCCCAAATTAAAGGTGCAGATCCTAAAAATATTAGAAGTGTAGAACAGGCCATTGATAAGATGGAAAAAGTTTTGATAGCAGCCTCTAAAATAACTATTGATGGTGGTGCTATTAAGAGCAAACAGTGGAAGAAATATGTAGATCAGTTTGACTCAATGATATCTAAAATGTCGGACGCTATAGTTAAAGTTAGACTTGTGTTTGATGATTCTGGTGTTCTTAAAGCCATGGCCGAATTTAAAGACAAAGAGTTCAAGGTTACTGCTAAAGCGGATACAAAAGAAGCTAAGAAAAAAATTGATAGTGATATAACTGATAGAGAGGTAAAAGCTGTTGTTGTAGCTGATACTGGGGCTGCAGAAAAAGATATAGATAAAGCGACTAAGGACAGAACTACTAAATTAATTTTAGAAGCTAAAACCAAAGAATCTAAATCTGTAGCAGGTATCGACAAAAGAATAGAGAATATAGAAAAAGCGCTTGATAATTTTTTCACTGTCCTTGGTAAATACTCTTCTGATAGAAAGAGCCTTGAATCTAATATTCAAGGTAAAAAATATTATAAAGGGAATTTAAATGATTTAAGTGCAACTATGCAAGGAGACTACAAGTCTCTATTTGATGAATTTAGTAAAGAAGTAAAATCACGTAATTATGGTTATTTAAAACCTAGGATTCAACGGGAAATGGCCCCTGTGCATTCTTCCGAAAATTATCAGCATTTTCCTAAAGAAGTACAAAAAGCTTTCGAATTACTCAATTCTGCATTAGAGGAAGCTCCTCAAAGACTTCTTAATAAAGTTTCTAAAAAGAGTACTTCATCTGATAAGGAGCTTGTTAATGCTCTTAAAGACTTGAAGAAAGAATTAAAAAATATTGGGGTAGCATCTGATAATTCTGATATAGTTAGAGAGGTTAAGTCTTATGGGGCTTCGCTACTAAGTAAATTAGAGGCCGCAGGTAAAGATGTTGAATCTTTAAAATCAATAATTAGGAAGGAAGGTGGGATCACAAATTATGATGGCCAACTTTTTTCTTCTTATGTTAGTGATGGCGTAAAAAATGCTATTTCTTCTGTAAGAGATATAGTAGAAACTAGATCTACTGATAGTAGTAAGGCTGCAAGCAAAGAAGCTAAACGTATTAAAGACGGTATTAAAGAAACTGCTAATAATTTTACTGAGGCCTCTAGGATTATTGCTGATTCCACAGAGAAACTGAAGAAACAAGCTGGAAGGTCTGGTGTTGGGGATGGTATGGCCTCTAAAGGTGGTCTACCACAAGGTCTACCTTCTGGTTCTCCTTTATTTAATACAAAAACACAAGGTAGTAACTATTATAATTATGGTAAGCAACTTATTAATCCAAATATGTCAGGGATAAGTTCTAGAGATGGTGAAGTTACTACAAAAGGCGGAGAGGAAATTAGAAAGGTTGTTAGTGAGAATGTTAAAGGTCTTTCTAAATCTTTATTTGAATTACAGCAATATATAGTTGATACCCTTGATAAAGAGCTTAAAGCTTCACACAATAAGATTGGCGGAAATGAGTGGAAAATAGTAAGAGATCATGCTAAACAGAATATTAATGAATATTTCAAAATAGCTTCTGGTTATAATAAAAAAATGTCTGGTAAACAATGGACTTTGCAAATCGCAGACATTGACAGGCTGAGGAGGACAGTCGGTGATTTTGATCCAAAAAGCACACCTACATCTTTAATAAAACAATTTAAAGAGCAGAATTTTAGAAATCTAGTTTCTAAAAACGAACAACGTTTGCCCGAAGCAATTAGTGGTTGGATGAAGAGGTTTTCTGAAGCCGAGATTAAATCCTGGGATAATTTACCGGAACTTGTAGTTAAAAAACTAGCTAGAATAAAGAGAACTACTGATACTGGTCCCGGAATTTCTGAAAAGATGTTAAATGCTGTTACAGAGTTGGGCCAAGATCAGTTAAAAAGTATCTATAAGCAAACCATTAGTGAAATAGATTCAATTCAAAAATTAACTGGTGGATGGACAGAACAAAATGGTGTGGATCAAAGTCCTCTTGTTAGGAATGTATCATTACCTGCTGCCAGATTAAACCCTACAGGTGCAGCAACATTTGAAACAGCACAAGGTAGCCAAAGAGTAATACCTAAATTTGCTGTTTATAAGACTGGTTTTGAAGAGCTTTATGAGAAACTGCATGAATCTGGTAACTTAAAATTAGATAAAAAATATGCTGAAACTATTAAATCTGGAGGAATACGTCCAGATCCTTCCCAATTTACAGAATTTAATAATTTAGCTGAAAACATGTTAAGAGATCTGGCTTCGGCCCCAGGTAAAGAGGATGAGGCGCTTGGTTTTATTAAAGGCCAGTATAGGAAAGCTTCAAAGATTAGAGGGGCTGAACTAAAGAAAACAGGCCAAATAGATGATATAAGTGCTTTTAATAAACAAATTGAGGATGCATTTTCAAAAACCCATGGTGGTTTAGATAATTTTATGGAAGCAATGGAAAATGTTGGGGTTTCGGCCTACGATGTTGCTAAAAGCATGGAGAAAGTAGAATTTAAAGATATATATCAGATGTTCAAAAAGTTAATATCTGGTGCTGGAGATCCTAAAAGTAGTCCTTTAGTAGCATTAGCTGCTAATCCAAGTTATGATAGAAATATACGTGATTACGAAACTTACATGCGTAAATTAGTAGGTACAATTCCTATAGCTGATCCTAAAAAACCACGTAGATATGCTCATCAAGAACGTGTTATTAATCTCATGTCTATGGCTTCTCCAATATTTGAAGGAGGAAAAGGTGAAGGTTCAGGGGCTTCTGATTTTACTTCAGACCAACAGAAAGAATTTATTAGAGATCTTAATCTTTCCTTGAGAGACTTTATCAAAAATAATGAGGTGTTGGGTGAAACTCGTGGCCTTCCTGAACATATAAAGAATATTTCTAGTTTAGGGGTTCCTGAAGCCCAAGCAGCAACTCTAGATGAATATAGAAAAACTGCCAGAAATGAAGATACTAAATATTTAGGTACTTTTAATGCTACTAATTTAAAAATGTATACTGATAATCTTGCTGAAATATCTCCTTTTGGGGCACAATTTCAGCAATTAGGGCGTAATATCGCTAGTACAACAAATGCTATGTCGGCTTTTAAAGTCGGTATGGAGAGTACTGATTTTCCAAAATTAAGATCAGAAAAAGAAGACTCATTAATTTCTTCTGGCCGATATGGGGGAGAGGGTTATGGTTTTAATGTTATTGCTGAATTAAGAAACACAGCCAGTACTTTTGAAGATCAGATACTTGTTTCAGGTAAATTAGCAGATGTTATGACTGAATCTGTTAAGACTATTGTAGGTCCTGATGGGTTAGGCAGGTTGGGGGATCTTGCAAATTCAGGTCTTCTTGATAATCTTGATACTGCTGCAGTATCTAATATAGAAGCAAAAAAGTTAGTTAAATTAGTTGGTGATGCTGATAGAGTTTTTCAGGAAGTTCTTGGTGTTAAGTCTGAATATAAAGGAAGAGCGGACGAGGCTCTTATAAAAGATGTAGGTAAGATGATTACTGTAGTGAGAGGTAAAGAACTTAATGTTCAGACTGCTAAACTAGCTGAAACTTTTTTGAATTACTATGGTAGAAAATTTACTACCAGATTTGGTTCAAAGGGTGTCTCTGTTACTCCTCAAGGAGAGGGCACCGAATTTGGTAGAATTTTAAAAGAATTTCCTGACAAAAAGATTAAAGTACTTTCAAAGTCTGAAGCTGAAAAGGCTGGTTTAGGTACTGCGGTCTTGCCAAAGAGTATGGGTAAGCTACTTGATGAAATTCTTGAAAAAAATGCAAGTGAACTTCAATCTAAAGGTTTTACTGGTGTAGAAGTTGGTGAGTTGCAAACAAATCTATTAAAATCAGGCAATAAATTTATTATGGATATGTTTACAGATGCTTCTTTAGGGGTTGTAACTTCAGATGAAGCTGAACTTAATAAAACGTTGTTTAATAAAATAAATAACGCTTTAAAGACTTTAAATCTCGGCGAGATAGATAAAAATATAGAAGGTATAAATCAGATAAAGTCTTTATATAAAACACAGATAGGTGAAAAAGATGCTAAACTTTTTGAGGAGAAGCCTATAGATATAAGAATAAGCTCATATGGAGCTGCTAAACGTGGACTACAGACGGAAACTCTAGAGACTATAATGAATAATGTAATTTCTGCTGGAGAGACTGGGTCTACTGTTGTTAAGGATAAATTTGATAAGTCAGTTTATAGAAGTTTATTAGGTACAGCCACTGGCAGTAAAGAAGATCCCAAAAAGTTTCCAAGTTTAAGTGAATTTAGTAAAGCTTTAGGTTTTGAAGGGGCTGGTAAAGATAAGAGTCAGATTAGTAAAGATCTTTTTGAGACTTTTATGTCAAAAGAAACAAAGGGTGGGACTGTCTCTTTAATAGACAGAGATCAGTTTGTAAAAGATTATACCAAAGAAATGTCTGGTTCAATAGATCCTGATAAGTTAGAGTCTGAATATCAAAAGGCTGTAGCTTCAGCAGAAGATGTTTTGAGAGAAAAAGCTGACAAACTTGCTGAATTGGAGGCAAGATCTAACTATTATACAAGTGTTATAGATGAATTCGGTGATGCCAGAAAAGGCCTTGTTGGTTCCAAGTTTGTAGAGATAGTTGAAGATCCGCATAAATATGATGAATGGTCAAAGAAGGATATTGAGAAACAAATAAAGGGTGAGAGGTTGAATATCCCTGCGTTTGGAGCATATGCCTCTATTTTTGGTGAACAGTCTGAATTTATGAAGGACATGTTGGGGAATGTACCTACAGAATCTAAAAAACATTGGGAATATATAAAAGCACTTCAAGTACTTAATGAAGAATCAGCAGAGATGCGTAAGAACTTGTTATCGTCTGCAAAAAAAGTAGATGTAAGTTCTTTAAAATCTTTTACTAAATCTACTGGTACTTTTGTTCCTGGTTTAGATGAATCTAGAAGTTTATCGGATACAATATTAGATGCTGATAAGTTTCCAGGCCCAGTAGATTTATCTATTCCTAGTACAATGGACCCGTCCAAAAGAGAATCTTTTTATGTTCCTGGAGCAATAGCCAGAAGTACTTATCCTGAACCAACTATTGCTGGTGAAAGGGGCCTAGATTTAATTTCTAGACGACTACAACAGGTTGTTAATGCTGCTAAAAAAGTAGATGAATTAATGAATTCTAAAGAGCGTGGTGAAGGTAGTGTTAGGAAAGATAGGACTATAGGTAGAGTTAAATCTAACATAAATAAACTACGTGAAGAGGCACGTGAAATAGCTAAACGTACACCTAAAAAAGAAATGACACCTCAAGGGGATGCACAAGCTATACAAGATATTATTGATAGTTTAATGCCTGTAATTTCTGGGTACAAACCTGATCCAGATTTAACTATAGGTTATAACCAATGGAATGATGCTGCTAAATATATTGAAAATGTAAGATCATCTCAAATGGCTAAAGTAAATGCTGGTGAAAAAAATGTAGGGGAAGCTTTATACTATACTTTAGGCCAGGTAGTTGATGTTATAATAGGTGCTGATCCTAAAGGATCTTCATCTGAAAAAAGGAAAGAAGCATCTTCTATGTTAACTGAGAAGGTAGCTCTTGGACAGAATGCTTTAGAGCAGTTTTCCAAAAAATTAGGTATTACCCCTCCAGAAGGTGATGAGGATAAGATTATAAATAATGCTCTTGATAGTTTAGAAAAAGCTAAAATTAAATACTATCATTCTTTAGCAGAGACGGTCCTTGGTAAAACCGGTTCAATTCAAGAATTTGTATTTACCAGAAAAGTCCCAGCTATAATGAGTAAAGCTGTAACTGCTGTAGTAGATAAGACTAAAGAGTTTAAATCTTTGGAAGATTCTTTGAGAGATGTTGCTGAAGGGGCTAGCAATTTAGGTATAGAAACTAGTTTAAAGGGCCTTGAAGAAGCAGCAGATGAATTACGCCAAGTTAGGTTTGAACATTCTGAAGATATTAGAAAGTTATCTAAAGACAAAGGTTTACCTGTATTAAAACAACATGAGCTTGGTGTTCCTAAAGAGCTTGCAGAAAAACTACCTGTGGAATTTAATAGAAAGGCATCATTTGACTATAAACTTGGGGAATTTAAATTTGATGAAAAAGGTACAAAAGAAGACACTACTCTAGACGTTTTACTTGAGCATAGGGATAAGTTAAAAAAAGCTTTAAGTAAAAAAGGCTTAAAGGTAGGAAAAAAGACTATAAAAGTAGAAGACGAGATTAGAGGGGAAGTTGAGAAATACATTAAAGCTGAATTAACTCCTTATGTTGAAAGTGTTCGTTATCCTTTTACGGGGATATCTTCTGTACAACCATATGAAGCAAAACTTTTAAAACCTAAAAAAGGTGAAAGACAGTTTGAGAAACATTCTCTGATAGTACCAGGTATCCCTGAAATGGATTTCCAGGCTTTTGATAAAGTTAAAAGTTCTGTAGAACAAAATATTGAGTCTTTAAGAGGTGAGAGGGAGAAAGAATGGAAAAAAATTACTCCTGATACAGATAAAATAGAAAAGTTAAATATTGTTATTGATCGTCTTTCTCAAGTTTTATCAGATGCTATACCAAAATACATTGCACATCAACAAAAACTTGATTTTGATGGAGATCAAATAGAAATTCATTCCGCAAAAACAGCTAAAGCCAGAAAAGAGATAGAAACTCATTTTAAAACTCTTATTGATTATAATATTAACAAGGGAACCACAGCACAAGTTCTTAGGGATGATTTTACATATGATGCTATGGTACCTTCTACCGGCAAATATCCTATTGCTGAACAAGCGATGGCATTTAATAAAAAGTTTAAAGAGTCTGAAGGTTTTGGTTTCTTACAAAAGCCCTTTTTAACAGAAGATCTGGAATATTTATCCAAAGAAGAACGGTTAGGTATTCTATCTTCTTTCCCATCGGCGGCAACTGGAAAACCACGTGGACCAGTAACTGCTTTAAATGAAGCAGCATCAGCGGTAATAAGAGATCAAGGACAGTTATCTAAACTTGATGATATAATTTCTAATGTTAGTACTGTGGATGCCTCTGGTAAGAAACTAGATGATTCAGAATATATTTCTAAATTACTAACTACAGTTGAGAAGGCCGATAGTAGGTTATCTAAAATACTTGAGGCTTCTGTTAGAGATAGGCTCTTTGAGTCAAAGTTTTTAAACACAATAAATGCCCAGTTATTTAAAATAAATACTGGTCCTGATACTGAAGCTCTTAATAGAATCCTTAAAATATTTGAAAGAAGTCTGGGTTTTGGATCAAAAGGCATTATTGGTACTCCTAGTAAAGGGCGTTTAGGTTTAGATTATAATCCTTCAGAATCTCTATCTGAAATGTTTCCTGAAGATTTGAAAATTTTTAAGAGTAAAGATTCAGATATGATGGGTAATGAGCTTCATACTATGATGAATGAAATTATCCGTGTTGCTTTTCAGAAAGGTATGGATGTTAAACATGCAGGCGAAGTTCCTATTGCTACTGAAATGTATGAACTTTTAACACAAGGGCAGACTGGCCTGGAAACTTTAGTAAAAAAGATTAATGAGGATGATTCTTATGCCGATATAAAATCTTTAAAAGAAGTAAATGAAACTGCTTTAAAAAGAAGAATGGGGGGCCTTTCTACTGAGGACATAAGGAAAGACGCTGTTAAAATAGCTACTAGTAGGGGGGAAGATCCAGAGACTGCTGGATTAGCATATGCAGATAGAGATACCTTGAAGACTTATATTGTAGAAAAGTTAAATCTTACTAATTTTTTATCAGAAATAACCAGACAGGTTGAGCAAGCAGCTTATGATGGAATAATTGAGCAGATTAAATCATGGGATATTAAAACAAGAAGTAAAAAATTAAAGGGTAAAACCCCTGAACAATTCGCTAAAGATACCATAGCTACACAAATGAAAGACGGTGGATTAGATATTAAAGGTATGGCTGAGGGTGGATTAATGCCGTTATATAAGTATAGAACTATGGGTTCTTCTTTGTATAAACAACGAGGGGAATATCAGAATAAATATGGTGATGTGGATGCTTCCTTTCTAGAAGGTAGATTTAAAGGTAAACCTGATGAATTAAAAGAATATACTAAAAAAATTAAAGAAGCTAAAGCATTAGCTAGAAACCTAAAAGACGAGTTTTCAAATTTTAATATATATGATTCAGGTGACAAAGGTAGTTATGCTATGTTTGTCCAAAGTGCTATAGATAATGTAAAGTCAGATAGTGAGGAAATTAAAAGGCTTGTAGCTCAATTAAATGAAGAAGAAGGTTTAATGGATTCTAGTGTTTTAGATAGGGCTTTAGGTAAATCAACACGTCATCAGTTTACAAGAGATGTGTTTTCTGAACCTAGTGATAAAGCTTCAGAAAAATACCTTGAAAAATATAGTAGAATAGTGGGTGTTCCTAGTTTAGGTACAGAATCTAAAGCACGTATACGTAAGAAATACCTTGAAGGTGCTGCAGTAGCAGCTGAACAACGTGTAGCTATGAGAGAAGATTCGAGAGAAACCTACAAAGGAGGCCCCGAAAAATATGATCAATTAGTTGAACAAGAGACGGAACAAATTCTACGTGATGTAATTAAAGTTGCACAAGCTGATCTTATATTAAGGGCTGCTAAAGCTAGAGCTACAGAATCTAGATTTGTACAAAATATGTTTGGTGAAACTGTTCCTCCTGGAAAATCTAAATCTGAATTATCTAGTTCAAGAAGGCAAGAGATTTTAGATCAAGCTAGAGATATGTATGCAACTACTATCACTGGTTATGGCCAGCAACCTCCAGGGATAGGCGGGACTCCAGGCATGGCTTCTGGCGGTGGTAAGAGATATCATGGTATGGGTGGCTCTGGCGGTTTATTATCAGGAGAAGGTCCTATTCCAGTACATATTGCTAGTATTGAAAATGGTGTTGGTCTTATTATTGGAGGCTCTGGGGTAGGTGTTAATGCTTCAATGTCTCCACATACAAGTAAATTAGATCATCCAATGTTTACATCTGATTTAATAAAGGATATTAAACGTGCCCGAGAAATTGCTTCTGAATTAACTGGTGGATTAAACGAGCTTAAGGATACAACTTATGAGTTTAAATATAGAGCGAGTGGACTTAAAGGAGGGGCTGGCCGTAACCAAATAGATGAGATAGCCGCAGTTATGGCTGGTGCTGAAGAAGATAAAGCTATTTTAGATGCCTCCTCTTTAAGAGGAACAGCTATGCATGCAAAACTTGAACCTAGATACAAGGCAGCAAAAATATCAGGTTTGAAAACTTATACTGAAGAACCTGTTAAATATGAAGACCCTAAAGCTGGATTAATCACTGGTACTGTTGATGTTTTAAGGAAAGATTTAGATGGTGTAGTTCAGGAAGTTATTGATATTAAGACAGTGAGTCCTGAAAATTTCAAAAAGCTAAAAGATGCTGTAGATGCTAGTGGATCTATTAAATTTGAAGATGTTAAGAAAGCAATTCCTGATATAAAAAAGAATAAATATTTAAGAAATGAGAAACTAGATGAGGTAGCTTCTCAATTGAATTTATATTTAGCTTCTCAAAATAAAAATGCTAAAGCAGAAGCTCATTTCTATAATGCTTTAGATGATTCTATGAGTGAGGTTGTGGCAATTCAATTTGATTTTGATGAAAAAAGACTTGAAGCAGATATGAGTGCAGTTTCAGCTGCTCGTGAAAAAGTTAAAGATTCTGCTTTAGGGTTTGCCAAATCAGGTTCATTTGAAGCATCTCAAAAAGCTGTTGAAGGGGTAGATAAAGCTAGGAAAGATAAAGGCGAAGAGTATTTCAAAAAAATTGAAGATGAGCTTATGGCCATAGGTAAAAGATATTACGAATTAATTAGGGAGAGAAAAGCCTATGGTGTTGGTGCTCCTGCTATGCCGTCTAGAGGGGGTATATCAAAAGATGAATTGAAGAATCTTTGGGCTGCCACAAGGAATCAGACTAAGGGTTTAGATCAATTTATTAAAGCTAATCCTAGAGTATCTGGTGATGAAACTATTCCAGTGTCTCAAAACTTAATAGCATTCCATCAAGCTGCAAAAATGATGCAAGCTCAGGAGGGGGTATCTTTAGACCCAGCAACTCTTGATAGCATGCGCCCAGAACTCAAAGGTATTATAGATAAAATACCGTCTGAAGGTAAAAAAGGGATCGAATTTACCGAAGCGGTTAATAAATTAGTAGATGAAAATAAAATCAGTCGTACTGAAGTAAATAAAGCTTGGAAGACATATAGAGTAGCTGTAGGTGATTATTATGTTTCAATGATAGAAAAAGCTAAACAAGAACTAGCTAAAGCTCAAGAAAGCGGGGATTTAAGAGCCCAATCTACTAAATATGTAGATTTTGAGGTGGCAGTTGCTAATTTCCAGGATTACATTCGTTCTAGTTTAGGTAAAGGTACGGACATATATACAAGAGATAAGAGATATATGACACCTGAACTTGCAAAGGGTGCTAAAGTTTATATGGACCCCCAGTCTATAGCTAAGAAAGCTTCGACTGAGTTAGGGGACAATGAAAAACTTAAATCTATATTTGATAAAGTGGTTGATGTAAGAGAGGGTGAATACCCTATACCTCAAGATGCTGTTAGAAAGATGTTAATTGAGCTTACTAATATGGATAAAGAGCTTGCTAAAGTTATTGTAGATGCAAGGGAGGTTGCTCAGTTAGGTCCAGAAATTGTTAAAGCTTGGGACTTTAGTCAGTTAAGGGTAGGGCTAGCTAGATTAAAAGCCGCTATGCAGAAGTACATGACTGGCCCATTGCATGAGTGGGATGCTGAACAAAAAGAGTATTTAACAAAAGTATTGAAAAGGATTAAAGTTTTAGAAGACCTTTATGGCAATATAGATATATCACAAACCGGAGAAAGCGGTTTTCGTACAGGAACTACTGGTGTAGTACCTGTGCCTAAAGAATTACTTCCTAATGAGCAAAGGGCTTGGCACGAAAGAAATTTAGAGATGGAACGTTTGAGGTTTTCTTTACCTGAAGAAGAGGGTGGGCCAAAGGAAGGAGCAGTTAATAGTTATGATTATAAGATTTTTGGCCAAAACAATAGAGTTATAGAGAACCATAAACACATGTTTGAAAAGTATGGTGATGTTATGACTGAAACTGGTCAAAAAATCGGCAGGTTTAATGAAAAACATCGCGATCTTATTAAGGAGATGATGGCCGGCAAAAGGCCTTTTTCTGTTGCTATAGAGCGTGTTGTTAAATGGGGTGCTGCCGCCTCTTTAGTTTATGGTAGTATAAGGGAATTAAAGGATACTTTAAGTCATATTGCTGAAGTTGAATATGCAATGGCAAAACTATCTATGGTAATGAGTCCAATTTCTACTGATTTTGATAAAATGCAAAAGTCTGCTATATCTTTTGCTAAATCTTATGGTGTAGGGGTAGAAGATGTGTTGGAAGGTATGAGGGTGTATGCTCAACAGGGTTTAGGGCAAGAAGAGGTTATAGACAGGACTAGAACTTCTGTAGTTGCTTCTAATATAACAGAGCTTGATTCTAGTGGTGCTACTGAAGCTTTAACAGCTGCCATGAAGATTTTCCGCCAAGAGGGTGAGTCATCTATGCGGTTTCTTGATTCCTGGAGTAATGTTGAGTCTAAAGCGGCCATTAAGGCAGGGGATTTAGCCGATGCAATTAAAAAATCAGCTGCGGCTGGTAGGAACGCTGGTTTTACTTTTGATGAATTGAATGGTATGATTGCAGCTATTGGTTCTGTAACTCGTCAGACTGGTAAAGAGGTAGGTACTTCTTTACGTTTTATTTTTAGAAGGTTGACAACTGATAAAGGCCCTAAAGCCTTAAAAGCCCAGGGCATTGATATCCTTGGTGATAAAGGAGAACTAAAAGCTGGATTTGATATTTTGTCTGAACTTGCTGCTAAATGGGATGAATTAACAAGGGCTGAAAAACTTAATATTTCTCAAGCTATTGGTGGAACTAGACAATATAATGCACTTTTAACCTTGATGGATAATTGGGGCGAAGCTCAAAGAAGTATTAAAAACAGTATTGAGTCTAAAGGATCAGCTGAACGAAGAAATTTAGCCCTTATGAAAACTTATACTAAGCAATTAGAAAAGACTAAGGCCGCTTTCTCGGAGCTTAAAATTTCTATAGGTAAAATTGTATTACCTACCTTTAAAACCGGTTTAAAAGGTTTGAGAGGGTTTGTTGAGGTTGTAAATGATATTCCAGGCCCAATAAAAGCTGTTACAGCAGCATTAATAGGTTTATATACTTATATAAGTAAAGGCCAGGGATTATTGGATAAGTTTAGTGATATATTTGGTGGTGTTGGAAGTTCTATGGGCTCAATTCAGGACAGTTTTAAGTTAAATATGAAACGTGGGTTATATGAAGGTTTAGGTATAGGCAATAAAGAAACCAACTCCGCGCTGTATAATTTGAATAAGATAGGTGATCCCGGAGCAAATGGATTTAATAAGTTTGAATCTTCTGTTGGGGATATGGCTTATTTAACAGCGTCGGCTTTTAAGGGGATAAATAATTTTATTGGTGTTACCACAGATGAAACTGGGAAAGCTACTTCAGCAATAGGTGAGTTGGCAGAAAAAATATCAAATATGTTATCCAAAATCGGTATGATTGCTGGTTTAGCTCCCATCCCTGGGATACTTGATGAGATAATAGCAGTTGGTACTACTGCTGCTTCAGTTCCTTTAGATTTTTTTGGTGATACTACTAAATGGGTTGGAGAAAATGTGTCCAAAAAAGCCCAAGGGTTTTTGGATACATTTGCATCTGAAAATACTGGTTTGGTAAAAGCAGCAGTACCTTCTTTAGCTCTTGGTACAATCGGGGCACTTGCTTTACCTAGTCTTGTAAAGTCCTTTAAAACTTTAGCTGAAAGTGCAGAAGATTATAAGGAAGCTCAATATGATATTATTGTTTCAGAAGAAAAACAGTTAGATGTTTTGGATGAGTTAATAGGTAGATACGATAAATTATCTGAAAAAAGAAAGAATATTATAGAAGAACCAGTTTATAGTAAAGATATAGGCGAGAAAAGAAGAAAGATTTCAGTGGATGAATATAAGAGCCCACTATTAGAAAGAGTTAGAGTTGCCCGTGAATTTAGAGATTATCAAAATGATTTGGCAAAAATAGCACCGGAATTAGTAGCTGGTTTTGATGAGTTTGGTAATGCTGAAGTATATGATACAGAAAAGATAAGATCTTATTTAAAAGAACTTGAAAAAGTGCAAAAGTTGCAAACCTCTATGCGTTATGTGGATATAGCTGGCAAGTTTGCTGAAGATCTTACAGAAACTGGTGGAGTACAAAATAAGAAGAAATTTTGGAAGGATGTGTCTAAAGAGATTCCTTTAGTGGGAGGCTTATTTGAGGATCAGATAAAGTTAGGCCCTAAAAAAGCTTTATCTATAGTCCAAGACGAAATGAATCGTTTGAATATAGCTAGAAGAGAGAACCCATTTACAAAAGCTTTTGATAAAGATTTAGAGTCTTTAAGTAAAGCTTTAGTTAAAGCCACTGAACACTATTCAGATCAGATTGATGAATTTCAGAAAGCCATAGATAATATATCTGCAGAAGGTTTAGATACTGATCGTGTGGTAGATATGCTTTCTAACCCTAAAATACTAAAAGGTTTTGAAGAGGTAGTTATTCCTTATTCTGTTGAATTAAATGAGCCAACCATAAAAGGCAGAGTTAGTACTGAAGATGTATTAGCTTCTGAAGTTTTTAAAAAACTAAAACCTGAACTTTCTGGTGTTATATCACCTATAGCTGATCTTACTATGGCCAAATTTGAAGAATCTGGTATAAAGAGACGTTTACCTGATGCTTTTGGAAAAGTTGATTTGAAAGCAGGTGATTATGTGGCTTTTACGGATGAATTTGCTGATAAATACAATATAGCTAGTAATCAGGCTTTTGATACTATAGTTGAAGGGGATAAGGTAAGATTTAAGTATTTTAACGAGACCCTCAAAGAAGTAATGATGACTGATTCTGTAGATAGTTCTGATATCGATGGTATAGTTAAGGCTGTTTTTCCAGTCAGAGAAATGATAAATAAGATGGAAGATGAGTTAGTTAAATTAGATGTTTTTGTTACTGGTGCTGCGGCAGGTATTCCCGGGCTGTCCGATAAAATGCTTAAAAAGAGAGAGGTTGATTTAGGAGCAAGATTTTTTAGTGGGATAAGTACTAATACACTGTTACAGACCCCTATGGGTTATGATATGAGAACCGGTGAGTTGTCTAAAGAAGTTTCTTATAAAAAAGGTTGGGATGATGATTTTATTAATAGTCTTTATAAACCAATTCAAAAATATAAGAGTTTGTTGGATGAGGTGCGCGCCAGTACTTCTGAACCGGATAAGTCTATTTATGGAGAGGCTAAAGCTGAACAAATTGAGTTATATCAAGATTTGATAAAAAATAATCAAGCAACTTTTCAATTTAGGGCGGCATTGGTAGATCTAGGTAAAGAACTTTATAATACTAGAGATGAAGTAGAAAAAAATATTCAGGCCGAGAAGAATAGGCAGATTGTGCAAAAGAATACCGCAGGTTATCTAAAGGGTATATCTAAAGGATTGGATTCTGTAGATGTTGGTATAAGAGATTATGAGGATCTAAATGTACAACAACGTACATTGTTAAATAATGATTCTTATTCACAAATGGTTAAAGATTTGATAACTTCTGAAAAGAGGTTGGAAGGTTACAATGAACAACTTATAAAAATTGCTTCAACTGCCCAGGATCTTGAAAAAATAAAGGACGTTAATTCTGCTTGGGGCGGAAGGTTTGAGACAGAAGAGCAGTTTAGCAAATGGAATAAAATAAAAGAGCGTACAGGTGGGGATAGAGGAGCTACAGAAATAGTTACAGCTGTGCACAGGGTGAAAGATGATACGTCAACAATGGTTGAAAAGCTTGACACTTTAATAGGTGTTGTATCCGCTCCTGATGAAGAAACCAAAGAAGTTATTTTAAGTACTAATAAGGCATTAAGTAAGGCAATTGAAACAGCACCACAAACTGAACATGAAAGAATTTTCTCTACTAAGGGTATCCAGTCAGGCTGGCACAAAGGTAAGTTTGTTGAGGGAATTCAGAACCTAATGGCCATAAGGGATGACGAAGTTGTTAGTTCTGGTGCTAATAGTAAGGTGGCTGCTAGGATTGATAATATTGTTAATAAGTTTTTAGCTGAATATATGAATAGTTTTGGTATTGAGAGGACTACTAAGGAGTTTGCTCTTAATAGTGACATACCAGGTAGTCGTTTAAATAGAGGACAGTATATGGGTCGTGCTCTTACTGGTATGGGTATGACGCCTGATAAATTAATTAATGTAATAGAAAGATCGACAAAATCAAGTGGCCCAAAGTCTGATATAGCTAAAAGTATATATGAGAGTAAGGAGTATGGTAATTTTATAAAAGCCTTAGGTAAAGAACGGAATGAAGTTTCTGGTTTGGTCAAAGGTATTAACAAAGCCACAGTTTTTGCAACAATACAATCACAATTTGCTAATGTGGAGTCTGATAAAAAAGTAGCTGAATTTACCAAAATTGTTTCTGATCTCAAGGATCAACGTAAAGCCAGAGTTATAGAATTAACTAGAATTAATAAACCATTGGAAGGTGACACCAGGCTGGAAGGTTTAGATGAAAAAATTAAAGCCAACCAAACAGTTCTCGATGAATCAAAGTTAGATAGATATATCTATGGTACTGCTAGGGATTTATTTGCATTAAATTCTGTTGCTATTAACGCTACTCAACAAATGGAGGCCACCCCAGCACAAACTGTGCAAGCAATGACAGCTATCACTGGTGTGTATGGTTTAACTAAGGTTATTTCGGCTGTGTTTGGTGAAGAACTGCCTAAGTTTTTTGAAAAAGCTAAAGGTTCCATGGAAGAAATGCAGGAAGCTATGGCAGAAGGTAAATCTTTTAAAGATATAGGAGAGGATCAGAAAAAAGCCTGGGGAAAAGATGCTTTAGATTTTTTAGCTGCGATGCAGGATAGGATTAAATCTAAAAAAATAGATAAATTACCAGAATCTGATAAATCTAAAACTGAATCCCTAAAAGACCTTTCTGATGTAATAAAGGTAGAAAAACTTATAAAAGATGCCCAAGAGTCTTATAAAGCTGGTAAAACAGATCGCATCGCTAAAAAAGCTCTGGGTACACTTGTTGGTGCAGCTGGTGCTACATTAGCAGGATATGCTTCTAATCAAATGGGTTTTTCTGTAGAATTATCACAGAATACAGCAATAGCTGCAGATCAAGCTAGAGCATTGGCTGAGCTATTTAGAAAAAATGCTAAAGAATTTGATCAGTTATTTGCTATGGACAGGGAGAAACACCCAAAAGATTATGTGGATGAGAAGGGTGAAGGATCAAAATTACCAATAAGTGCTGTAGATGTGGCAGAATCTTTTGAAAATAAAGCCCTAGCTTTAAATAAAGCTATTAAAGAGTCAGGAGAGATAATGACTTCTACTGAAAAAGCTACTATAGAAAGGGTTAAGGCTGAGCAAGAAGTACAGTCTATTATACAGGACAACATAGCATCAATGATGAGTTTTACTGAAAAACTTATGATTCTTGAGGATGTTACTAAAAAAATTAGGGTTGCTATTAATGAATTTGATACACAAAGAAAATTTAAACCCACTTTAGCTGTTGGAAATGCTTTAGTTGGGTATGGTGGGGACATTAATCTCCCATTATCTAAAGATAAAATGAGTACGCAACAACGTATTTGGTCGGAAGGCAGTGAAGTTTTACAGAATATATTAACTGACTATAAAAAACTTGCTATAGTAAGGGATAATTTTGCTGATCGTATTCCTATTTTAGAAGAAGACATATACAAATTAACTAAATTTGTACCAGACAACCCAGAAACAGTGGCTCAAAAAGATACTTCTTTAGAAAATCTTAAGATTATTCTAGATGGTGTCGAAGCTTCAGCCGCTTTAGCTAATGAGGCTCTTTTAGATATTGGGGAAAATCTGAACCCGTTCGTTCAGTATTCAGATGCCTTTTATGAATTACGTAGATCTTTGGAATCTATAAATGTAGATTCGGCTATTAGACAAATAGATAGATTAGGTGCTTATTTTGAAGGTATGGATAAATTATACGGAGGATCTCACCCTGATGCTCCTATTGCTATATCTGAAGCCCAAAAATTTAAAGGTATTAGATCTGGAGTTTCTTTAAAAAATTTAGAATCTACTCAATATGATTTGAGAGAGTCTGAACTTATGGATCAGATTATAAGAGGTAATTTAAGTGGTGATCAAAAAACTGAAGTATTAATGGAATATATTAATCTGCCAAAACAAAGAAAGCAGGATATAGAGAATTATAAATATAGTAAAAGTATTGACTCTTTTAGAAACAGGATGGCCCCTTATGAAAAGTTTGCTATGGATATGGAAAGATTAAGATTTTCTGGTCAAATTAATGAGAATAATATTAAACCTTATACTGAAACACAGAGAAAATTAGAATCTATAATGAAAGCTGCTCAAGTGGAAATTTCTAAAGAAGAAAAATTAAAAGAGTTTGATACTGCAGTTGCTGAGTTATCTGAAAGTGAGCGTGAGGATAGAGAATATGAATTAAAATCTAGAAGAAAAACTATTGAAGAGGGGCCAGATGTACAACGTCGTGGTCCAGGTCTTAATGCAGAGAGTTTATTAAGTGATTTTATAGGGCAATGGAGGAATACTATAAGTAAAAATCTTACAGGAAATGCTAAAGACCTTCTTGATTCTATTAAGAATTCAGGTGTACTTGAAAAAATAGACGTTTCTAATACCTGGCTAGAGCTTATAGCAAAATCATTAGGTGATAAAGGTTGGGGAGAAACCCCGTATGATGTTGCA